CTTAAATTTAAATTCCCTGCAAACCCGGCACCGAGTTCCGCTTTATCTTGCACGTTCCGCCCGGCTGCTGCCCCTATCCGCGTAGCTGATACGACATCTATCCGCGTCACCGCTGCAAATCGGGGCTACGTGTGGACGATCAACCTCAACCCGGCCCCTAAACCGGGTGCATTGTCAGTCAGTTATCGTGCCTTAAATACCTGGTATGAATTACACGACAACAGCAACGGCGGTTTGATCGCTGAAGAAGTCGGTATCGGCTCGGGTAGCCTTAATTACGTGACCGGCTCAGTCACGTTGACCACTGGGGCGCTGCCGGATGCGGATAGCGATATCATTTTTGCTTGGGGACAAGCGGCCGATTTCTTTAATCGCTCGGCTATTACGCCCGGGAAGGTGAAAGTGACTCATCCTCTTGGCCAGGCCGGTTTCGATGCCTCAACGTTGACAATCGATTGGGATGACGGCGATGCACGGACGGCATCGGTTAATGCGGCCGGTGTAGTTTCCGGAGATGCTACCGGGCAGCTTAATTTAACGACCGGACTGCTTGAATTTAGCCCGGCGGCATTACCCTTGGGCGGGACTGACTTTACCGTTGCTTACAATCACGGCGCTGCAATCAGCAAAACGCTAAGCGAATTTAATGTGTCCGGAAATATGATCACCTTAGATCTGGGCGATACCAATATCATTCCAGGATCATTGAAGATCACCTGGTCGGCGCCTTGGGCCGCCGATCCTCAGTACACCGTGCCGGTGTCATCCGGTACACTTCAACAGCAGGATGCCGACGATGGTGCCGGGGTTTTGCGGGGTGGGCGGTCATCGTCGATCGACTACACAGCCGGTACATTGACTTTTGACCCGACCAGTAGCGTCACCTATAAAGCCGCTAATTGGTTTAGGAGTGGCCATACGCCGGTTGTCGGTAGTATGGCCGAAGGCCTGTATAACACTATTACCGGCTACAGTGATGCCAGCGTACAGACCTCAGTCCCGTCTGCTTTCAGCGTTATCTACAGGACGGCGTCGGCGGGGTCAACGGCTAATGAAACGTTAACATTATCAACTATCAAACTGGATTTAACACCAGGCTATGCCGAAGCCATTGTGGCAGGTTCAGTGCGCTTTGCGTTGGGTCCACGTACGTACGTGGATCGTAACGGTCAGCTCTATTACGATATTGATGCTGTCACCGGCGCGGGCACTTATGCCGGTACGATAGACTACAGCACCGGAGATTGCATTGTGACCGCCTGGGCGCCACTGGCATCGGCCGACATAACCTTGCAATCGTTACTGACTACAATGAATTTCCAGCCGATTGAGTTTGCGATCGGGCGTACACCGGCGGCGCCGGTCAAGGTTGGCGTTTTCCAGATCAGGGCAACGCCTGCAGACGGCGGCGGACAAATATCGGCAACGGCGGCGAGCAATGGCGACATTATTGCCGGCGATATTGATGGATTCATCGAATACGAAACCGGCGTCTGGCGAGTGCGTTTCGGTCAACGGGTGGCGGCGGCGGGCCACGAAGCCGAGCCGTGGTTCGATCCGGACGCAGTTGTCGAAGGCCACATTTTTAAACCCCGTTTTGTCTACGCGGATACCATTTTGTACAGTACTGTGGCTTACACCTATTTGCCGCTTTCTTCGGCGATTCTCGGCCTGGACCCGGTGCGTTTGCCTTCAGACGGACGGGTTCCGGTTTACGCTCCCGGTGACGTTGTGGTCATTCTTAACGATCAAACTACCGTCGGCACGTTTACCAGCGGACAAGCCATCAATCTGGGTGCCGATCGGGTAAGACTCGCTAAGCTCACTGTTAAAGATGCGGCGGGCAACCCTCTTGCGGCCGCTAAATATCTCGCTGATCTGGATACAGGTGCTATCACATTCGGCGATTTGAATGGCGTCTCGCAACCGTTGACTATTGTCGACCGCATTGAAGACATGGCCGTATTAAGCGATGTACAGATTACCGGCACTCTATCGCTATCCAAGCCGATCACTCATAACTTTCCGTTGTCGGGAACTTTGGTATCAAACGCTATTGTGTACGGCACTCTCTATGCACGGACCTCGGTGCCGTTTACCCAGCAAACCTGGACCGGGGTGTGGTCCGATGCGCGGGTCGGCAACAGCATAGCGGCTCAGTACAACAATACGCAGTACCCCATTCTGGTCGATAACGCCTCGGCCATCCAGGAGCGCTGGGTGGTGGTATTTACGTCGGCCTCGGCGTTTACGCTAACCGGCGAGCATATCGGGCAGATTATTTCCGCCGGCTCGATTGCAACTCTCACAGCGCCGATTAATCCCAATACCGGGCAGCCTTACTTCAGTATTCCTGCGGCGGGCTGGGGCACAGGCTGGGCATCCGGCAACGTGATGCGCTTTAACACCTATTCATCCAATGTGCCGACCTGGGTGATCCAGGCTATCGCTCAAGGCGAGGCTACGGACGATGATTATACCTTCGCCCTGGAGTTCAGGGGCGACATCAATGCTTAACAAGAGGAGACCTTTATGAGCGCATTAGCTTTTTCAACAGCATTGAGAAACAGTCGGGCGCAATGCATTGCCGCTGCGCTCGATGCCGGCGCAACCCCCGGAAAAATCCTGCTATACACCGCACCTCGGCCAGCCACCGGCGCCGCTATCACTACGCAAACGCTGATCGGCACCTGTATGCTGTCGGACCCGTGCGGTACAGTGTCAAATGGTGTGCTGGTATTCGATGACATTAACGATGACGACTTGGCCGACGCGACCGGTGTGATTGCCTGGGCGCGAGGCGTGGATGGCGATGACGCATTTGTGTTGGATATGTCCTGCGGCATCGAGGGCAGCGGCGCGGCGTTAATATTTAACACGTTGTCCGCGCAGATGGGTGGGGCTATTCAGATTCTATCGGGGTCTATTACCGAGGGTAATGTGTAATGGTAGGTGATCCGCATTTCAGTAATGTGTCGCTGTTGCTACACATGGATGGCGACAATAACTCAA